TAGGAGTAATTATGCAGACAGGAAGAACCGTTTTATACACTGATGTGCCAGAAATTACATACGATAACGTTATTGGAGTTTTGCGATCTGTTGTTCCGGTACACGAAACAAACGCATCCGAAATACAGATGCTTTTAGATTTTGATTCCGGCATTCAACCGATTACAAGGGTAAAAAAGAGCAGACCGGATATTGATTGTCGTTGCGTTGACAATGTGGCAAATGAAATTACGGAATTTGCTTTAGGATTTCAGTTTGGAAGTCCTATGACCTTAGTACAAAAAGGAAACAAAACGGATTCTCAAGTATCAGATGCAATTACAGAATTGAACGACAATTACGAAGCCGTTCATATAGCTTCAAAAACACAAGAGTTTGCACGGTTTCTGGTAATTGCCGGAGTTGCCTATGTTTATATTGATACCAATATGGACTGGAAAGATGAAAGCGATGGATATTTTACAGAAGATGTTTTGGATCCGAGAACAACTTTTGTTGTTAGATCAAGCTATTACACAGACCGTAGAATTATGTTAGCTGCTTGTTATAGGAAAGACAGTTCTGGAAATAAATATTATACATGCTTTAGCGATAAATGGCGTTTTGAAATTGTAAATGCCGTTAAAATTACCGGATCAAAGAGAAGAAAAGACAAAGATAATTACAATCACGGAAATTCCAGTGGAAGCGGAAATGTTTTAAACCGGATTCCTATTGTGGAGTATATACGATCGTTTGATAGAACCGGATTATGGGAAAGACAGATACCGGAAATGAACGACTTAAATCTTGCAATTTCTAATTTTTCCAATGATGTAGATCAAAATACACAGGCAATATGGCACGGAAATGATGTTGTATTTCCTACAAAACTGGTAAAAAACGAAGATGGTACAGAAACCGAAGTTACCGTAAAACCGGAAACCAACGAATGGCTTCTTACATATACTCCAGAAAATGGAAAAGAGCCGTTTGTAAAGCCGCTTGCAGTTGATTATGACTATGCCGGAATGCTAAATAACATTATTACCAAAAGGCAACTTATCTTACAAAAATGCAATGTTCCACAGAGGAATGATAACTCCGGAGGAAGTACCGGAGTTGCGATGAGTGATGCGACCGGATGGAGCCAGGCAGAAACAGCGGCGGCAAAACAGCAAATGATTATTGACGGATGCAAAATGGAAGAGGTTGCCGTTGTTTTGGAAGCAATCAAAAAATCTCCATTTATAAATCCGGACAATCCAATGTTGTATTTAAAAAAATCCGACATTGCGATCAATGTAAAACGTCAAAAGACCTATGAAATGTCAACAAAGGTTAATGCTATGGCTACTCTGTTAAGTCACGGATTTTACGGAGAAGATGTAGTAAATGCAATTCCGTTTTTTGATGATCCTAATGAAGTGTGGAACCGAAGCAAGAAATTGATTGAAAAATACCAAAAAAGTATTTTTGAAAAAACCACACAGAATCAGGCACAGAATCAAGCGCAAGGCGGAGAAGGTGAACAAAAGCCAAACTCTGACAGGATGATGCAGGATCTTTCCGATCAGGTTTCCAACAGTCCGGTAATTGATAAGAGCCGAACAGATAAGTAGGTGACCTATGGACAAATTAAATGTATTGTCGTTTGATCGGTATTTTGGAGAAATGGAATTATCCGAAGACCAAAAGAAAATGAGGATTAAAGAAGCAGACCAGTTTGAAGAAATGATGTTTTTTATCTTTGAACTGGTTTCTATTATGTCGGATTATCAGTACATAAACAAGGAATATCTGGAACAAGAATTGAAACAGCGTTATTTAAGCATAGCTGAAAAGTATTCCGGTATTGATGATTATGTAGAGGATTATGCACAGGAATTTGCTTCTTTAACCATTCGGGTTACCTTAGAGAACTTGTCCGATGATTATTATACGTCAGAAGAGAGAGCAACCCTGATAGCAGAAAATGAAGCCAATAGCAATATCAATTATTTTGACATGAAACAAGCTATTGAAGAAGGAAAAACAAAAAAGCGTTGGAAAACACAGAGAGATAAGAAAGTAAGGGAAACCCATAGAAGAATTGACGGGAAAGAGATTGACATTGAAGATGCTTTTCTTGTAGGTGACAGTTTGATGAGGTTTCCAAAAGATATTTACTACGGTGCAAGCCTTGAAGAAATAGCCGGATGTAGATGTGTAGTTGAATATTTGTGATATCAAGCCATTAGGAATTTTCCTAGTGGCTTTTTATATGCCCCAGAGAAGGGGTTTTTAAATTTCCCCAACACACAGACAGCAACACAGGAACCTTCAACCGAACCCGTTGTTCAAAATCAGGAACCGGCAAAGGATGAACCGGGAAAAGAAGTAACAATGGAAAGTCTTATGGCTGAAATTGCTGAACTTAAGGCGCAGAACACAAAGACCAAGGGAGCATTGGACAAGGCCTTAAAGGAAAAGGGAGATCTCACAAAGCAGTATCGAGAAGTACTTACCGAAGCACAGCAAGCCAAAATTGACAAGGAAACCGCGGACGAAGAGCAGAGAAAGTATGTTGAAGGACTGGAACAGTACAAGGCAAAGTCGGAAGCCAAAAACAGATACACCCTTTTGGGTATGGATGCAGATATGGCAGAAAAAGCAGCAGAAGCTGAAATCAGTGGTGATATGGATGCATTAGCCATGATTCAGAAACAGCATACAGAAGCACTCATTAAGCAGAAGCAGACGGAATGGATGGGAAGCAGACCACCAATTAATGCCGGAACTGCTGATGGATGCCAAGTAACTAAAGAACAGTTCAAAAAGATGGACTATAAGGCACGAGTAGAGTTCAAAGGAAAATACCCGGAACTTTATAAGGAATATGCAAAATAACGGAGGTTAAGAAATGGCACAGACAAAATTAGAAAATCTTGTTGATCCCGAGGTAATGGCGGACATGGTGTCTGCGAAGTTACCTAAAAAGATTAAGTTTTCACCTATTGCGAGAATTGACACAACACTTGTCGGCAGACCGGGCAGTACAATTACTGTTCCAAAATATGCCTATATCGGTGATGCGGAAGATGTCGCAGAAGGTGTAGCAATGGGAACCACTGTACTTACTGCATCTACAACCGAATCCAAGGTAAAGAAAGCGGGAAAGGCAGTAGAAATCACAGACGAAGCGGCTTTATCTGGTTACGGAAAGCCTGTTGAAGCTGCAATCAATCAGCTTGCAATGTCTATTGCAGCAAAGGTTGATAACGACAGTTATGATGCGCTTACAACCGCGCCTATTGTTTATGACGGAACAGCAGCGGTGATTAGCTATTCCGCAGTCGTGGCTGCAAACAGCAAATTTGAGGACGAATCCGATGCTTCTCTTACAAAGATCATCTTTATTCACCCGGAACAGGAAGCTACACTTCTGAATGATGCTGATTTTAAGAGCAACGACAAATATCCTCTTAACGTAATTATGAACGGAACAATCGGATCCATTGCCGGAGCGCAGGTTGTAAAGTCCAAAAAGGTTAAGCTGATTAAGTATACAAAGAACGCAAGCGGAACAATTGAAATCGCAGCTGATACAGTAAGTGAAGATGCAACACATATTCATTTAGACACAGCACTTGCACATACTCTCAACGAAAGTCTGAAAGTTGGCGATAAGGTAAACGCTGTTGCAGCTGAATATTACGCTTGCCCTCTGGTAATTGTTTCTGTAGAAGATCCAAACGAAGATTCCGGAGCAGACGGAGTTTCCGAAGAGGAAAATGCTCTTACAATCTACATGAAGAGAGATGTGGAGATTGAGTCTGACAGAGATATCCTTGCTAAGACCACAGTAATTTCTGCAGACGAGCATTACACGGCTGTTCTTAGCAATGAGTCCAAGGTTGTGCTTGCCAAGTTTAAGGCATCCGCAACTTAAGAGAGGTGATCGCATGTTACTTCGAAGACACAAAATTAATATGGCGAGACAAAGCCAGGGCGAAGTAGAGCCAGAAAAAAAGCAACAGGATGCCTTGTTTGGAAATGAACTTAAGTATGAGCCGGAAGAAGAAAAGTTTCCGGCTCAATATACAAAAACGGATATCAACAGAATGCCTGTTTCAGAACTTAGAGAGTTGGCCGGAAAACACGGTGTTGAAGATCCAGAGTCTATGTCAGGAGCGGACTTGAAAGAATATCTCATTTCTAAACTGGGATTGTAAGGAGTAGATTATGTCGTCAGCATACACAGTATTGGAACAGGTAAAGATCCGTTTAAAACAATTTCATATGGAAACGGTTGAAAATGAAGGTCTTACTTCCAGTACTGTGATGTTTGACTGTAAAGAAGATAATCCGCTTTTGGAGCAGTTAATTAATCAAGCTACGGAAGATATCAAGAACAAAAGAAGATATCCGAGCAGTTATACAAAAGAAGAAATCGAGGAAGACCTTAAGCGGTATGAATCCGTTCTTATCAATGTTGTCGTTTATGACCGTATGAAATTGGGAGGAGATTTCCAACAGTCAGACAGCGAGAATGGAAAATCACGCACATGGGTTGACCGAAATACGTTATTCAAAGAGATATATCCGATAGCTAGGATTGTTTAGAAGATTGAGCGTTATGTTTTGTTGAAAACGGCAGAATGTAGCAGGGCGCATACTTTTTAGTGGCGGTGGGCGGTATGCAAAATAAACGAGAAAGGCGGTATATGATGTGACTATAGAGATTTCTACAGCAATCATTATCAGCGTTTTATCGCTAGGTTTTTCCGTATTTATGGGCTTAAAGAAC